TTGTTGAAGGTTTCTTTTTGACAGGTGGTAAGTTCAACTTGCCACCTGAGTCTGTTGTTTCTTCCATATGAATAGAAGTTAAATAATGTTATGTGAGAACTCTGCAACCAGACCATTAGTCTTCTCATACAAGAAGACAACGCCAGATTTCATACTCATATATCCTTTACGGTTATGCCAATCGTCAGTGCCACTCAATGAAGGTAATATTCGCACAGTGAATCCTTGGAACTCTTGAACGTCCAAATACTTCGTTGTTTTACGTGAGTGAAAGTGACCTAAGTGCATTTGGCGACATTTTGTTCTTGCCCACATTTCAGGTTTTTGTGTTGCCATGATCAAACCTAATTCCTGATGCTTCTCTTCGTTACCATGAGTGAAGCCAATCATGTTTACACCAAACTCGTGATACTTACGTTGTTCAGCAGTATTATCAATTTTTACACTTGATGACTTCGAGTAGTATGCTTCAAGCACACATCCCAAATAATACACTGTTTGATAATCATGATTACCGCTTACCATTACAACTCTTACTGGGGCGATCTTAGACAGACGATCAATGTTTTTAATCATTAAATCCTTTGCCTTAACAAACATCTGTTGCCATCTTGAATCCACTCGTTGTTCTGTTCCAGCAGTTGTCTTGTTCGACATATTGTCGATGTTAATCAAGTCATTACCGATAGGAAAAAGAATTTCTTCAATATCATTGCGATATGGCATTGCATGAACCAATAAATTTTCAACGCACTCATTGAAACGTTCAATAGCAATCTTTGTGTCATAGTTTTCACCACTTTCATCTTCCCATGCTAACTTACCAATGTGTAAGTCCGGTATTGAAACTTCCATGAGATATTTGGGGCGTGGTCTTGGTTCTTCACCATCACGAAGAGAAATTCCGGGAGAAACAAATCTCTGTGGAGGTGGTGGCAACTTAGGAGCATTTTCCTTGATAGTTGCAATGAAGTTGTCCCATGCTTTTTGTTCCTCAGTACTACGAATTTTTGAAAGCCATACTTTCACTTGAAAGTTTTGTGATGTGATTGGAGTTTGAGTTGTTGTCTCAACACCATTTTCATCTTTTTGGGTTTCACTGATCTTCATCGTGACATCCCATTTGTTTACTACTTGCTTGTCAACCTTCCATACTGAAAGATCGATCTTAGCCCGTTTTAACAATTGATCTGGTGTGTAGATCAATGCATGACCTCTAAAGTCAAGATCAATGGTGTCGTCAGATTCGTTTTTAATTGTCTCTTCTTCTTCGATTATTGTATCGTGTGAAAGAAGGCCGAGTTCTTCATCGGCTGCTGCATTGACTGCATCGTCAATTGCTACTGGTTGGGTATTTTGAATACTGATTGTTCTTTGTAGAACCTGCTTGTATAATTCAAGCAGTTTTTTGTATTCGGGGTTTTCTTTGTCTGCAAATTCGTTCTTTGTGTTACGCACATAGGATTCGGATTTTCCCATTCTTCTACATGCTTCGGCAAGACTTAGATTATTGTTTATTGCATAGGTTAAAATTTTGATTGCGTTACTCAATCTCTCTGTGACCATCGGTTTGTTTGGTTAATAAAATGATTCAACGATTGTAAAGTAAAAAAGAAGTCTTTAGAAATCCAAGCCCTCAGCCCTAAATTTTCAAATTATTTTCGAGTACTAATTTAAGGTTCTTCTCAGTCTTTTCACATAAGGCTGGAAATTCTATCTCGTCTTCTAAAGAAAGGTTATACCATTCTCTGTTAACTCTATTCTGTCTGAAAAAATTATGAAGCGCACTCTCTACCTTGTAGGGTATGGTAGATTCAAACGTAAAGACAATAGAAATATTCTCTGACGATCCTGTCAGAAGTTGCTTTACTCTTTTTGCCGTGTTCTTTGATACACCGATTTTGTAATAACCTGTGTAATCAGATTTTAATAAGTAGACTTGTTTCAACGATGATCATAAAAATGATCAGGTTATTGCAATGCCATAACTTTTAATCCTGCTAATCCAACGACAATACTATCTGATATGTCGTAACTGGTTTCCTTTAAAGACGTTCCGTCTTTTTTGTAATGCCAAGCAATTTGAGGATAAAGTCGGGCAACTTTTTCCCAAATATAATGCTTTTTATCAATATTCTTAGGCAAACTCAAAGTTTCTTTTATCTGGCCTTTTACCTTCTTTCGGGTGACATGTTCAGGAAAAAACAGTTTACGGGAAATGTAGATGGAAATAAGATATGGAGCCTTACCAAAGACTTCATCCAAAATATAGCATACAATGCCGTTAAAAGCCAGAAGTTTGGCCGTAGTCTCAATATTCACCGGGGTGTTTTGAAGAGGTGCTTCGACAAAGATATTATCAATTTCGCAGCCATATGCCCCCTCAATTTCTTTCTTGAATTTTAGGACATATTCTTTGAAGACCTTGGCTTTATCAAGGTAACGAACTTCCTCTGGAATGTCTTTGTTGTTCTTTAAAACCAAATGGCGCACTTCTACAAGGTTGCCTTTTTCATCCCATAGTGCACACCCCAAATTGGAGGTTGATACGTCAATAGACCACGAATACTTCTTCACGATTATGCCACCTCTGATTCGTTAAGGTTATCGATCTGCTTTTGCACGTTCTTATAATCCTTCAAGTACAAGCGAATCAAGTTCTCGATTACTCCACCCATTTTTAGGTTCTTACCTGCACAAAGGGATTTAAGTTGTGCGTGAATGTCTCCATCGATAATGACTGATTTGGATGTCTTATCGGTGACTTTTTTTAATGCTTCCATAATTTCTAAGTATCTATGTTTATAATAAATACTAAGAATTTACAGAATTTTATAAAAAACCTTAGAAATCTATGCTGAACAGAACTGTTCGGTAAATTGTCGAATCCTTCTCAATCGGGTTATTCAACTTGCCAATACCCACAAGGTAGTTATTGCTGTCAAAAATGCCCATTTCGCTGATTACTACAGGGGATGCTTGATCCCATGTCGGGTTCGTGGTCGAATTGTACTGGTTAAGAGGTAAGACCGCAGGAATCTCTGTAGTGTACGCAATAGCGTAAATTTCCGTCTTCACGTTACCATAGAAGAAGGCTTCCTCACCAAACGCCAATTTATTGTCATCGACACCCAATTTTGAAGGATAATTTAGGTATGCCAAACTGTATTTTGGGGCATTTAAAACCTCCTGTACGCCAATAGTAATGATTGTGCTACTATTGAACGCTGCTACCGGGATCGTTGATCCTGAGAAGGTAGAATAGTTATCCAACTGAGGCGTTACATCAATGATTGACCAGTTGGCAGGATCAGCACTTACAGTGCTTCCCGTACCATTGGCTATTTGCACCAATGCGTACAGTTTATGTGCATTCCATCCTTCCCCACTATACCCTGCTTGTATTTGGTATGCGTCTCGTAAAAACGGGAATAATGATCCATCTGGTACTATGAAGTTAATAGTCTTATTAAACAAAGAATCAGTCTCCAATCTTTGGATGTAGTTACAATGAACTGCTGTTGAATACCCATAAGTATTATTCACTGCATATGGACGGCTCGTACTTCCACTTGGAGAAGAAGTAGTCAACATGTATGTTAGAAATATCGTTTTTTCAAAAGCCATTTTGTCTATTCATTAACTAAAATTAACCACATAAATTGGTGGGTTGACATTTGACAATGACGTATTACCACTGATGTAGTTGTTTGGTGATGGTACAGCAAGATCGTACACGGTTACATTGTATGCTCCGGCAGTTAAGCCACTGAAAATATGACTTGGTTGACCAACACCACCATTCAATGAGTATGATGGATTGACAGCGTTTGATGAAAATACTTCGATTACACCATCCGTACTTACAGGTGTCGTTGGAGAGGTAATCAACAACGTCAAGTTAGCAAGGTTATTGACAGGTTCACACTGTGCAAGGTTCAATCCTATTGTTGGTTTTGGAAGTGTCCAGTTTCTATTTCCTTTGTATGTCATGGCGAATAACAACTCTTGATCTTCAATTACAAAGACTTTCAAATCGTTAAACACTTTACCAACTACATTGCCGAATCTATCTACTAAATCTCTGTATGGTGTTTCAAGATCAGGAAGATATTGAACATCAAATGCTGAGGTTAATGTCAAACCAATCGTTGAACCAGTCTCATAATGCCACATAATTGTTGGTAGTTCAAGAACTGGTGTGTCTTCAAATAATCCTTCACCGTAATGATTGTTAGGTGATGAATTTGAGAAATGGATAATTCCTATCTTCTTAATGTCAGTGCTTATTCTTTCTATGTATCTTACAAATCCACCAAATGATCTTGAGAAGTACTGTGACATATTTCTCATGTTTGCTGTTACCCCTGCAACTTCTTCTGTGAAGACAATAGCCATATTCCACACTGGAACGTCTCTCGTAGGACAGATACAGTTTTCTAAAAATGCAATCACACTATCATCAATGAAGTCAGTGACAAAAGGTGTGCTATAGTAAGTTTGAATTGAATCACCACTCACATCACGATTATTATTGTTTGGATAACAAAGTGCAGATGCTGCAATATTACCACCTTGACCATTAAAATCAGGCGTTGTTCTGTCTAACGTTAACTTCAAAGTATTTGCAGCCAACGTACCACTCTTTGAAATGATCTTGTACCACAAATATGGAATCGCAATATCAACTTTCATTGATACCGTTCCACCTGTAATAATCGGATTGGCCCATTTTACCAATAAGTAATCTCCAACAATCGGTTCACTCACGTTACTCAAGTATGATGGTGCTTTCGAAACCTTCACTACAGTTCCACCTGTTGCACCTGTGATGTAAATCATCATGTCAGGTTGTTTACAGTGTAACGGATCACCCAATATTGTTGTCGTTGCAGTTAACGCTGTTGGAACGGTAAAGAAACCTCTCTCCGTTGCCGTGTTCGTGATTATGTTGGTGTTTGAAACCACTGATGGTAAATCAGTATAGATGCTGGTTTCATCTGTATCGTCTCTTTTAATGAAAGATAGGAATTTAGGATTGTCATCTTTAGGTCTTAAAATGGTGGCTCTAAAAGAGTCAAATCCAATTTTGGTGTTAAAGGCATAGTCTACTTCGCTATCTCCAATTGCCCATTTTTTGAAAGTCAAAGTGCCTTGTGAAAGCATTTGTCTTCCAAGATTGGTAAGTTTAATGTTGATGACTGTAGGACTGGTTTTTAGTATAAATGACATACTGCTAAATCTCTTGAAATAAATACTAATTCTCTGATTTTAATGCCTTCTCAGTTGAAATCAATTCCTCCACGTACTTAAACGAACAGTACTTGTCAGAAACATACGAAAAATCCTCTCCGAAAGGCAACTTTTCCACGTAATCGTGTTTGTAGAATAAATAGTGTCTTTGTGGTTCTTCTACCCCTGCATTATTGTATAGGTTATAGTCATCCCAATCCTCAATCGGGTTCATCGCCCACATGACTTTCAATTCATTTGATATTTTGGTATCATACCCGATCAACCATAAGTTCCACATCAATGCCCATTTGTTTACAGACATTATTTGAGATATGCTGTCTTCATTATTTGTGACCAACATCATCTTATACAACGCAACCGAATCACGTTCTACCTTATCCCAAAAATCATAATTAAAGTAATGAAAAAACTTGAATGCGTATGTTATCCCACCAATTGCTTTTTTATTGTTCTCTACGGTGATCGGTGAAATGCCAACCTCCTTACACATCTTACGAAATAGTTCATCGTTTGTCTCTGCAATGTCTTCATAAGAAAACAAGTCATCGGTATCACTTACATGAACATATTTTTCACCGTTCATTTCACTGAAATCTGGATAGTCAGCAAAAATGATGTCGCAATCCAAATACAAAAAATTCTGATCCAAAATTACTTCTGGATTATCTCTGTAAAGTTGTTTTAAAAGATGTGGACGTATCGATGGCAAATAAAGTCGAGTAGACAATTCTCTATTGTCAGGATAGAATAAAACCTTTGCAGTGGTTTTACTTTCAAATTCTTTAGCGTTTGGATTGATTCCTATTACTGGATTATAGCCGAAAACAACGATGCACTTATCCTCACATCCAAACTTTTTGAAATTGTTGATTTGTACTTGAAGTTGCCATACGTAATAATCGCTATCCGGTTGTGTTGTTAAGAATAGCATGATTATTAATTATGTTTTCATGATAAAGGCTAATGCATAGTATGGTGGACGGTTTTCGTGTCCAACACCACTACCTTGTGATCCACTTTGAATTGAGAAGAAGAATGCTGATTCTGAAACACCTTTATCACCACCTGCAAATCTTGTGTTGTTACTGTGGTCATTGTTATCACCACCAGTTTGTCCGTTTACCGTGTGCGTGTGCGGAGGTAAGTGACTTGTTGCCAATGTAACAAAGGTTTGACCACCTTGTGATCCAACTCCATATGAAAGACCAGCACCCGGAATAAATTTGTCTCTCAAATCAGGAGTTCCGTTTCCACCATCACATAAAACAAAGCCAGAAGGAATTGATCCGATTGATCCACTCCATGTTACAATAACACCAGAAGGTATTCCAGCCGAACCAGCAATTGCTATTGCATTATTTGCTGTTGCTTGTGCTGCTGCGGCTGCTGCTTGTGCTGCTGACGCTGAGGCTTGTGCGGCTACGGCTGCTGCATTGGCTGCATCTGCTGCTGCTTTTACACTTGAAATTGTGTTTTTCGTGAATGCACCAATTGGTACACCAGTTGAAGAATCCAGTACTGCTTTTCTTGTAATGATTACAGCATTCATTGTGGTATCTCTGTACGTCACTGTGATTGCCGATTCTACTACATTTACAAATGCTTGTGATGCACCGCCAATAAACGGTAATATCTCTCCACCAATAGACACCCATCCATCTGAATAAGTGCCTAAATTTGGCCCCACATCAGTCAAAAAGTTATTTACACCAAGTGTTTCTGATAAAGCACCAAAAATTTGGTTGTAACTGTTTTGAAGAAATGCCATTGCATCCTGTGTGAGTGGAAATCCTCCTGTTTTTGTAAAATCTATATGTTGGTACATACTTATGCTGTTTGGATTAAACTGTTATTTCGCTTTCTACAAATAAATAGGGAGGACGGTGTTCATTTTCCTGATAAATGTAGACTGGTTGATCTTCACTATTCTGGTAAATATACAATGCCGTTGCCGCAGGAGCAGGTACTGCAATTCTAAATTCAGCACCATCATCACCTAAATAATTTAATGCTTGAATAAAATTAACCCCTCTACGGTAAGTGAACTTCTGTTTCGTGTAATCCGTATTACGGATCAACACCCCACCCTTTTTCAATATGATCGTAGCACTCAACATCTGGTCAATGAACTTGTGGAAGTACGCATTGAATTTGTTAATGAATGGGTATAAATTATAGAACGTGTAACCATTACTTGCCACAATCGGTGGTTGTGCAAAACTTCTCTTTATGTATTCCTCATACAATTTCTGAACTGTGGGGTAAATACCTCCCTCATGGTCAGTGATTGTCTTTCTATTCTTCACATTAATCAATCTTCTATTGATCAATTCCAAATATTCTAAGAAACTGATTGTTGAGAAATCAGGGAATTGGAAATTCCCAAAATTTATTGGTACTTCTGGCGAAGACGTATCAACAACATAGAATACGTGAATAATATACCCTAAATTGATACCACTTGTATTGAATAGGATTTGTTTCTTGTTTGATGGGTTAAGAATAAAGTCAGTACCGTTTTGTAGTGTCAGACCATTCACCAATACTTTAATTGCCGACACATCTGGTGCTTCATATTCCATTACATAGGTGTATTTGCTCAATGAAATATTGTAGAAGAACTTTGCTGTGCTATAACTATCAACACGAAACACCTCAGATTGTTTCTGAATTGTTTCTGGTTGTGTGGATTTAAAGTATGAGATAACAACTACCGGATGTGTCTGTAAGTAAGTCATCAATGCACTGTTAACCACTAACAATTCTGCCGGATTACCCGGATTCGTTATATAGTCGCCCGTGTATAATGTTGTTCCTTTGGCAAGGCTCACACCATCAACACTCAACTGTACTTCACCTAAAGGAACTTCTGGTAGTGGAATAACCATACCACTTGGATTTGCTGCCACTGCTGTAACCACAAAACTAACTTGATTATAGAAACCAGTATTGTTGTGATCATTGGCATACGTCAGAGTCACAATATCTTTATCTCCATTCGTATATGTCTGTGCGACACCAGCGAGAAGTTGGACTTGTGTAGAATTCAATTGTATGTAATCAATTCCAATTCTTAAATTGAAACCGTTGAAGTTAACCTGAATACTTCCTTGAGCAGGTTCTGTTAATGTGAATGTATTTGCAGACACACCGTAAGAGAACGCAATGTTAATGTATATGAATGGCTTTGTTCGTCCAGTGTTCGTGATAGGGAAGTTTTGATCAACGTTATATTTGAACATATCGTACTCAATACCTCTCGCAATATCAAGAGTTGCATCAATTTCTTTTGTATTGATGATCAAATTGCTATCTCTTTGATAATAATTCGGTGTTGAGTAGTGAATTCTTTCTACACTACCTGCCTTTACCCATGATTTTTTATTGTCTTCTGTTCTATTGACTTTGAAACCAACCTTTCGGTAGTTATCAATATATGCCTGACCAGAATCAGTGCTACCACTAATCTGGAAATAGAAACTCTTAGTCTCTTTTGGTGCAATAGGATAACCATCACTATTGTATGGAAGTGAAGCCGAAGGTAAATCAGCCAAACTAACAGTAACAGTATCCGGGTTTATAACCTGATCAACAGTATAAACATATTCTTTAATGTCTATGAATGGCTCAGGGATACCAACCATTAAAAACATCGCCTTCAATGCGTGTCTTGTTCCTTTTGCTTTGAACAGATAGTTTGTGTTAATGATGATTCTTCTCCAAAGTTCAATATCAACTTCTGGTGGTGTCACGTCATCTTTATTCATTGACGTAGTTGCGAATACGCTATTTAAAAGATCATCATCTGTAACCAAAGTAGTTACATCCCATCCTAATGTGTTTGCAAAACTCTTTACAACTGCATCTGGTGCATTGTTTTTCTTATCGTAGGTGAAAGTGTTTACATATGCAAGTGCATCAACGTAAACTTTTATTGTATCGAAGTTTCTACCGTATACTCTCAACAACTTAGACATTTTTTCATCCTGAGTTGTGTCATATTGAAGCAACGACTGTGGCACAAGCATACGAGTGATCGTATCTGTCTTAAATTTATCGTAGTCATCACCAATATCACCGAGATCAGTCAACAGTTTTGTGTATTGTGCTCCGCTAATATCCACATTGTATCCATCAGATGTCGTCCAAGTTACAGATTGATTACTGTATGTGACAGTTCCATCTTCTGAAATAAATGCTTTCTTAAACACCATACGATAGCCCAATGATACCTTGTCAGATACCATGTACTTTTCCAACTGACTCAAATCTTCAAAGAACTTATTGAAGTACAGTGGCATTGGCTTCATATGATAGTCAATGAATTCTTGTGTTGTTGCTCCCGAAGTCATTTCGGGGAATGGATCACCCACCACTATCACATGAATGAATGGGCTTGCATTAGAAACACCAGTGAAACCAATCACTTGGTGTGAGTTGTCATCCGGTACATCACTACGCCATATGACGTAGTTGTTGTAACTCAAATTCAAGTTACGTAAGATGTTATTTTGTGGCAATTGTTCGTTGCCTTCGTTAACAACAAGTCCGAAAGTGTTATGAATTGCATTTACCGGAATATCAAAAGTGGCTCTATCGTTCACTACATCATAGTCATAATTGAATACAGAGTACACCTTGGAAGTATCTGTCTGATAAGACAAAAACAAACTCGAAGGGAATTCGGCAATTATATTTTCAATAGAAACTCTCAAAAGTTCTTTAGTTGATCCATATCTTATGTATGAACCAAGATCGGACATTTGGAGATTTAAAGCAACGTTCGTATTGAAGTTTACAATCTTCAACGAGTCCTCTGGTGACACATTTAATGTTTCGAGAGTTATAGGTTTTACAAAAGAACTTAACGTATTACCGTAACTCTTAATTACACGAGTAGAAAAATTTGTTTCAACAGAAAAATCACCAAAACTGAAAATCGTTTCAGATGGTATGTTTCTGAATGCACTACCAACGGCTGTTTTACCGTCTCGTTTATTTACTACCTTTATCTTTGCCATATTATGATCCGGTCACGTCACCAGTAACAGTGTCAAAATCTTGACCTGTGTCAATGGTTTCTCTCTTTTCTTTAACTTCAAACAACTCTTCTTGATTGATGTTGTCTTCAATGTTATAAACGTCAAACTGTCTTGTGATCTCTCTGTTCTTATCGTAGTATGTTAAGATACCCTTCTTAACGTCTCTGATTTGTTCACCAGCAACATAATCAGCCAAACTATCAATTGTGTTTTCCACAATTTCAACTTCAATCGTTTCAGGATTGACGTTAGTGTTTGAAAGAAGAATGCTTTGGTTAGGAGAACCAATGAATGGAGTGATATTCGGTTTTACTGCCGAAGCACTACTTGGTGTAACCTGCAAAAAGAGCAAGTTCCCCGAATCATCAAATCTATATCTAACAGCCGTTTGACTTGTATTTGAAATGTTGTCTGTTACTGGTACTACTCTATTTGAAGTGGTAACAAAACGCACTACGTTTCTTAATTTCGTTCCATCATTTTGAATGTATTCGATACGGTATCCTTGAAGTGCATTGTTACCTCTCAGACTTGAATCCAAATCGTTTATGTTTAAGACAATCCCCTTTATTGATGGGAGTGATGAAAGAACACCGCAATCAGTGATCTTGGTACGAATAACTTTTGGTCTGATGAAAATCGTGTAGATGCCAAATTGATTAAAGATCGATGCTTTAAGGGTCATGTTATACATTCCACCCAATAAGTTTTCTTCTCCACTTACAAAATTCGGGTCACTTGATGGAATCTTAAATTCGCTCAAGATTTCCGTTGCCGTCAAAGCAGTAAATCCAACAGGAGCGGATTCTCTGTTAACTGCATAGGTGTAAAAAATCTCTAAATCAGCAGGATTGATGTCTGCTGGTCTAACATTTCCAAAGGTTCCGATTGCCATATCTTATGTGTTATTAAATATCTTGAAATAATTCCCACCAGCATACGTCAGCGTGTCATTTAAGCCATTTACTGCACGTAGGCGATAATTGCGCTCAAACACAGGCTGTTGCTGTCTTACAATAAATACATCCTTTCCTACTTGAGGATTTTCGACCATGTTCTGTTTGTTTTCGAATTTTATGATGCGCTTATTGTCAAAATTTAATGGGTCATTGGTAACAGTTGTGAATGAAAAGGTGGTAGTCGTTGCACTTGATCCACTAACCGTCAAATCGTTATATTGTATCCCTCCGATGTAATAGGTGAATGCTGTTAACGATGGATTAATTGTAAAACTACTTACAGCGTCCACAGTAGGACTTCCACCACCAAAATACTTTACATTTGGATCAGTGGATACCACATATTTCTCAAGTTCATTGAGACGACTAAACGATGCCCCGGTTACCGTGTACGTAAATGCTGGTGCAAAATCATCGGGGGTATAATTAGAGAAGTTGTAACTGTTTACATATGGTTGGTTGAAGGCATATGTGCCGGGTCTATCGGCATAGTCTATCTCTCCGACCATTTCTGTGTCGTTGTCAAGTGTGTCGAAAAAACCCCAATCTTTAACACTCTCAGTGAGTAAGATATTGAAATTGTATTCGGTCGCTCCACTCTGATATTGAATTTGTCGTCTGATGACACCCATTACTTAAACAACTCAGTTTTCTTTCTTAGGTACAACACAATATCCTTTTGTGGATACTTGATTTCAAACATCGAGTCCTCACTGCTGTACACTGTGTTGTTAATTAATTTGATTTCTCTGGTAGTATCATCAACATATTCTTGACTGATCTCATTTAATGAATATCCGTTTCCAACTTTGTTGTAAACTTTGCATGAAATGATGTTGATGACTCCATTGATGTCATTGATTGAGTTCAACAAGTCACCCAAGAATATATCTTCATTCATTTGGGTAGTGTTCACATCGAAATATGCGCTCACTGTTTGGATTACACTGTTAGCCAACTCACCCTGATTTACTGAATCCGCAATGAAGATGTCAAAGGTTAAAGCAAGATTGAATATCTGCCCATCACGTACTTCAACATAATCATTAACTTCACGGAATTCTGTGAGATATTCGGTGATGTTTTCTTTCAACAAATTGTTGCTTGAGTTATTTAGCGTGTTATCACTATTTTTACCTATGATCGGTATAACAACCTTGTTGTTTTCTTTGAAGGCATTTGCTCTAAATGGTGAACCATATTTTCCGGGCATCTTATATACTTGGAACAAATAGTCATTAATCGTTACGTCTCTGTATTGTGTACCGAAGTTATAACGTATCAAATTTCTAATCTGTTCAATACTCAATCCATCATTACCACCAATTGCTGGTATTGGATTGTTAACTCTCAAACTTCTTCTAACTTGTTTGTTAAAGTCGTCTCGTGCACCATTAATGATCATGGAGATATTCCCTACACTACTCAATACATTTGCACCAATATTTGATGAACTACCACCACCTGTTCTGTATTTGATGAAGAGTGTGTTTCCTGCCTTTAATTTTTCACCCAATGATGTATTGAGCAAATAGTTATTTAAGAATTGTTGATTCGTAACTCCTGCTTTTGCAAAGCCATCTAAGAAGAAATCAAGATCGCCATTACCACCACCGAATGTAATCTTACACAATCCGGCATTGGTATATTCTTTGATGAATTTCTTGGTTACATCAATCCACTTTCCTGCCTTGATACCAGTTCCACCTGTGGTTGAAGATGTACTGCCTCCATTTGGATCATCAACAAATACTCTTTGCTGAATCAAGTAGTCTACCTCAAAATATCTATTTTCTGGATTTGAAAATTCTGCATCAGGTGGATTGCCAGAATAGTTTGTTCCCGGCAACAAGATAATTGATGTAATCTCAATAACATCGTTGTCTGGTAAAAGAAGCGAATAGAATGAGATCGCTTCATCATCAGTTATTGTTTTTTTGAAAATGTTGGTTGCACCATTGGCTACCACTTCTCTTTTTGTGATGGTATAACTTTGAATAATTCCGTTTCCATCAAAATTTGGACTTTCCGCTCTATTTGGATCGCCTAAAATGCTAAATGAACTATTGAAGTCAATAGCATCTGTTGTCTCGAATATTTTTCCACCACCTGAAACTTGTGCACCTGCCTGAATAACTGGAAGGTATGTTTCATTTGGTCTATCCCCTCTTACAGGAACTTGTACACTAAAATCTACTACAGTTACCGATGCACGTTTACCGGGTACATTGAAACCCATGTTCTTTGCAATATTGAGAATTGATTGTCTTTGCTGTGCATTTTCAAGTTGAGTCTCTTGGAAGGCTCTGTCTGTGTTTACTGAAAGATTGTTTGCCACACCAGCATTTAAATCAATAAGCATAGAGCCGACACTTGAATCCGTGAAGTCTGAAAAGACTTCTGGATACATTTCTCTAATCATCGTTACCAAATCATCACGGTATTCGGTGAATGTTCGCTTATTGAATGTAATTTGATCTGCCATTGAAACTGTCTATTTTATGCGGGGAATGTTATTTCTACGCTGCCTTGATCGCTGAAAACGTCATTACCGTAGGTGAAGTCAATATGTACATTAACCTCATTTTCCATAAGTGGATTGCCGTCAATGTCTTCATCTGCATGAAAAAATTGGACTCTGTTTATCGTTAACTGCGGGATGAACTGTCTAACTCTGTTCTTAATTTCCTCTGTTACCTCTGCTTCTGTTACCCCATCCTTTGGTTCAAAAATGTACTTACGAAGATTGATTCCATAGTCTGACATGTAGAATCGTTCACCTTCATCAGTTAAAAGCAACAATAAAAGGTTAGAAACAAGCGCATCTTTAGATACGTAGTTCTGTTTAAAGAGAACGTTTTTTTCAACGTCATCCTCAAGAGGAAATTTTATATTGATGGCTTGCATAGTATTTCCTATAAATACAAAAAATCCGGTTTTTAAGCGGATTTTTCGAAAAAACTAAAACTAAACGAGAAAACAGTACTATTCTTCAAATTCGTATGTTTCGGTTAACTGTGGTGGTACAATTCTTCCTTCAATTGTCTTCACCAATGTCAACCTACCTTCTTGCACTCCATAGATTTCTTTGAATACTCGATCCGGGTTGTGATAGGTTTGCTGAGGGCCACCAATAGTGAAACTATTGTTAATTGTCGTGTAAGAATACAATGCACGTTGTACATATGTAATCTCAATTGTTTCCTCAGTCACCACAACATCAACAGCATTCTTAGGGCCATAAGCATCCCAAGATGTAGTTGTTGATGTACCACCATTATTATCGATGTTCACAAAGTTCAGTCCTTTCGTAACTGCATTCTGTGAATTCATTGGTAATCCTTGAATTGTGCGATCTGTTGCGTCCATAAATATTGTGTTTATTTTAAAGTTATGTCCGACCAATTTCAATAATGTCGTTGGCCGTAAATTTCACCACATCATATCCATGTGGATTAAGTTCTCCTTTTTCATTAAATTTCTTATGTTCACTTCGTCTATGAAAGCCTTTGACAGCATATGAGTTTCGATCCCCATATTCGTCTTTGAACCAAACCTGTTTGATGTTAATCAATTCTTTAAATATTGGGTCATCTGTAGAAATTTTTTCAAGCCCAAATTTCTTTGGAATCATGAATTCCAAAATCTTATGCTCACTTGAAACATGCTTGACATGTAAAAATTCTGTTAGTTGTTCGATTCTGTTTGCAACAGGATTGTCTCGTACAACCAACAAAGGATATTTCTTCATTCGTGCAAGTTCATGTATTTCAGGTGCAAATAAGCCTCTCTTATTGAAGAGAACCATTGCAGCACTTTCATTGAACGAAAATTCTTTCTTATTCTCATACATTACGATAACTGGATATGGATCATCTTCGGTTTGCTTCTCAGCAATTTCCAATTCTCTCACTTCCTTCAATGACTTACCGTAGTACTTGTGTTTTTCATCAAAAAATCCGTAGTGTTCATAACGTCTTCCATGATGATCTTTCATACCATAATTTAAACCAAACTTACCTGCCGTTTTTTGAATCTTTGCCGGATTTGCTGATCGTAAAAACTTATCAGCCT